GTCTACGACCCCACTTACTATTTAGTAGTTGTCGTAGGTCACCTAGCTCAGTTTCGCGCTTATTTTTGTCATTCGCTTTTGCACGTTGAACTTCTTGCTCATTAGATGCGTTGAAATCTTTTTTCATGCATACAATATCTCATAAAAAGTGCAACTTATTCGACGCTACCTAGCCGTATAGAATTTGAGCCTTTTTATCTGGTGCTTCACTCGGGGCTGTGGCCTTTTTAACCGGCTCATAAGTAAAGCATTTACAGCTCCCATCTTCTGCATAATCAAGATTGATCGTCTTGGCCATACACACCTCTTTCTCATTGAACTTACAATCAATACATTTACATTTATTATTCGTTGCCATATTATTTTCCTATCGCATTCCGCCAAGTATATTACTCAGCACGTTATTACCCTCTGTATCTGCCTCTGATAAGACTTTAGCAGCCTGAGCTCCGGTATTAGCCACATCAGCACCAGCCTGAGCTTGTTGCATCTGCATGTGCTGTTGCTCCATTTCTGCTCTTTGAGCTCGAATCTCAGCTACCTGATCATCACTCACCACAATCTTCGGTGGTACGCCCAACATTTCTGCGTACTCATCAATGGACTGATCCATGTCTAATTTATCAAGTACGTCTGGTTTAGCAGCAGCCAAGTTACCGACGAAGCCAGCTAGTCTTTCAATGGCTCCGGTACCGATTGCTCTTTGCGCTTGTGCCATGACTGAAATGTATTCAACTTTCAAGTCAACACCGTTTAACTCTTCGGGTGCTTCTGGCATCAGATTGTTACGAATCATGATATTAAAGGTTCGATCAATCAACGGATCGAGTAGCTCTGAATGTAGGCGCTCTAATACTGGTCCTAACATCAACAGCTTCTACGAGTTGACATGGTTAACATCTGGAATAGATCAGAGTAGAAGCCTTGTTGGATTCTGCCCTGGGTCTCAGCGATGTCTTGTTGAAGTTCTGCTAGTCTTGGGTTGACCTCATAGGTAGGTCTGAATCCGCCCTGCGTCCCCTGCACCGTATCAACGTAAGTCACACCACCTGGTAACACGGTGGCTGTTTGACCTCTCAATGACGAAGGTGCCTGCATCGGAGGATTGACCATCTTGTCGATACCCTGAGCTTTACGTTTCTGCTCAATCTGTAATGCTTTCACATCACCAAGCACATCCATCGCAGGTGAACGTCCGTAAATATCTACACCGGTGACGTGCCATCTTGGTGCCATCACTGGGAACTCTTCATAACCTGAATCGCCTAAGAACTTATCAGAACGGTAAGGCATGTTCTGGTTATCTTTCTGCGACATATCACGAGCATGGTTAGGCTCGATCGCATGGAGGATGGTTACCCATTTATCCAGTTGACCTTGCTTGTGCATGCCGTTAACTTCCTCTGAACAGTTCTCTTTGCCGAACTTCTCAACCGTCTGTGCTACCGTTAACTGAAACTCACGATAGAAGGTATCAACGTTCAAACGATCAGAGTTGGCTAGGCCATACTCACCCGCAGTGAATGGATAGCAACGGATCACGTCTTCATGGTCTTCTTGTAGCAACATGGCTCCGGTACCGAACACACCCATCTCTTCATAAACCGTCTGTAAACAGTTATACAAGTTTGAGCGAGAGAAGATTTCAGCCATTCTCTTTTCAGTCTGGAATAGCCACTGCTTAACCTCAGCTACTTCCATCAAGGTTGGGTCTGGTGTTGCTAGTCTAAACCAAGGTCGAGCCGGTGAAGTGATACCACTCATCATGCCCGCAGACAAAGTCCTGATCGCCATAGTAGCGGTCGAGTCAATTATCTTGCCGTTCTTCTTCGAGCCATCGTTCCTTTTTGAAACTAGGAACCTTCCACGTCTTGGTAAGATGTATTCACTTAGCTCTTGCCAGTGTCCGAAGTAGGTTGACCTCTCATCTTTGATGTCTCCCCATCGTCGTACGAAGCGACTACGATCTGATTCTTTCATGTTTATGCCCCTAATATTGTTTTGCGATTCTCATTAACACTTCTACCTCTGGTCAATAAAGTTTTATTTCCCTTGTTTACGTTTCGCCTTGCATAATCCTTGGCCTTGCTCCTTCCCTTCTTAACCGCTTTCGGTAAGGCAGCCTCTTTTGCTACATCAAAAGTAGCTTTAGGTACCGCACCGTCAGAGACTTTATCTACAACCCTATCTCTAACACTCTTAACATTCTTTACGTCACGAACCGCTTGCTTTGCTCTGCTCGCCATAATCCTTCCACCAATACACATACTATGCTCCTAATAATGTTTTTTTGCTCGTATTAGCAGTGGTCAAGTCACCCCTAGACGAAGTCAGAACAGTTGATTTACGACCTTTACGCAATGCAGCTACTTTTCTTTCTTTTGATCTTGCTGACTTGATGGCTGATGATGATCCTGTAGCCCCTTTTTGAGGTGTATAACTAGGTGGTTTACCAGAACTCGGACTAGCACTAGGCGGAGCTGGCGGTGGGCTTGGCGGAGCTGGCAACGGAGGTGGTGCCATTTGGACTGGTGCCGGGGCTGATGGTCTTGAAAAAATACACATATTAGTTTCTCCTTGTTAATTGAAAGGGTCGTATTCGGATTCCACTGACTCTACGAGCCCATGATGTCCTAGCTTCTTAGGTGCCACAGGGAAGCTGAACGTTAAAGCCAGTGCATCTCCTAAGTCTGGTGATCTCATCTTTAGATTCAAGTTGCAGTCGGTTGCTCGCATCGAATTTGTAAGTGGGTACACAAAGGTCTGTCTTCAGGTCTGTGTTCTTGGGCAGTGAACCTCCATCATCTAACCATATACGAACGGAGTCCCACATCTCACTGCGTTTGTTGTTATATCTCGGGTTGGTAGGACGGCCTCCGAAATTGACCTCATTCACAAAGAAGCCTAATTGTCTTAGTCTGTCGATCACGCCCTCGCCTCGGCCTGCATCGATGAAGACTGCGTCGGGTTTCCATTCATTGATCGTCTGACCCACCATTCCAGCTAAGGTCATGTTATCAATGTCGTTGAAAATAATCGGCTCATACGCTGCCAGTCCCTGTCTTTTCTGAATCACTGATCTATCAGCACCAAAACGAGCAACGTCCACACCCAGGACTCTTGGAGAACCAACAACATCGCTTTCCTTTCTCTTGATCGCAGCAGCATCAGTAACTTTATCGATAGTTATCAAGGCGTTATCAATACTAGCTGAGAAGTCACAGAGGAACTCTTGACGGTACTGGTTCTCTGTCATGGTCTCTTTAGCCAGGGCAACCTCATCTTTATCGAGCACGTCTGTCTCATCGACGCGGAACATGCCGGCATACCAGGTGTCGTTTGTTAGTGCGTGTTGGTACAAGTCATGGAATTGATTGAGTCCTTTCGGTGTACCGATGAATAAACACCAACCCTTTCTGTCGGCTAACGCTGGACGGATGATCTCGGGCCAGGTCTCCATTCGCATATCAGCGACCTCATCCATGACCACCCCATCAAAGTAAAGTCCACGCATGGCTTCACCATTGTCTGAGCCATAGAGTCTTACTCGTGCTTTGTTCGGGAAATCAATCGATAGGTCTGACTCGTTAGCTCTGGTACCAGGTATCTGCAACGCGAAACGTTTAAGATAATCCCAGCTCACTTGCTTGGCTTGCTTTAAGAACGGAGCCACATAACCGTAACGACCATTCTCTTTCGGTGATCTTAACGCAGCATCAATCAAAGCGTTAATTGCCAAGAAGGTCTTACCGAATCTTCGATGACAAACTAAGACACTGAAACGCTTAAGGTTAGCATGAATCTCAAACTGATATTTGTGAGGCACATAGCCTGTATCAACTTGAGTTGCAACCATTAGTCTTCGTCCCCAGGCGCTCGAGAGATACCAGTCACTACATTGAGATTTAAGTCACCGGTATTGTGAACATCTTTCTTATCTGCCCAGTCGAATCGGTTCTTCATATTCATGTACCAACCGGTGTAACTAAACGATCCATTCTCAAGGTTGATACGGCCTTTACGCTCCCACCAGGCTGCTGATTTCTGCTGTCCCTTTTTTACGGCCTTCGCAAAATCTTCATGTTTCTTGATGTAATTGTAGAAAGCTTCTTCCCAAATACCGAGTTCAGCCATCACTTCAATATGCGATGCGCCTTCCGACATAAGCTCTACAACTTTGTCGCACATCTCCGGTCTATATTTTGTTGGTCTACCTAGTTTTGCCATAATGACACTATACCTCCCAGTATGCAAGTTATTCGACGGTGCTATTCAAAGACGTTGTTCCTTCCCATGTTCACCGTGATTCTTTGTTTGTAATTTGCTATATCGCTGATCGTTGATCGTGAGCATTCAAACTTAGTAGCTATCTCAGTGCAGCTCATTCCATCTTCATGCAACAATCTAATCAACTCAACATCATGATCGGTTAACTTAGCGCGATGATGTGTCTCACCTACTCTGTAACCGTTCCCTCTTTTTGTTCTTCCGGTGGTCATAACCTGCTGCCACTTTCTTAACAAAATCTGTTTAGCCATCCGACCAGGACAGCAATACCAATTTGGTACATTCATATTAATTTCCACTACTTAACCCCCATAGCATTCCAGTAGAGGTCATCTGGCCTAGGTAGCATGATGGCCATAAGCGACATCTCCATATCAATGCGCTCAAGGTAAGCTGCATCTTCATCGAACCGTCAGCATAAAATTCTTTATCTATAAAATCGCATTTGAATCTAGTGTGGATGCCCTTATGCCATTTATCATCTTCCAGATAATCAAGTTTAGGCATACCCGTCTCGTCTTCTATAACTTTGAGCCACATCCAGTAAAGCCTATTTTGGGATGCTGATCTGCTGGTGGTTTTAGGTTCTTTGCATTTTGCACACAGGTACTCTTCACTCATTCTCTTCCTCTTTAGCGCGTTCAATTATTTTCTTCACTTAAACCTCTGCGTGTGTTCTTGTCCTTGGATCATACAAAAGCCTCACAAGACTCAGAGCAACCACCATCCTCTTCATCATTAAAAACCAAACTCTCTTGTTTGTAGTTTGTTTCATTAAACAAAGCAATCATCTTCTCTGCTGTCATATAATTTCTAAACAGCGTCCTTGGTTCCGAAACAATTTCACCCTTAATTTTGTTAGAGCCTACTCTTCCATACTTCTGTTCAATCATCATAGGAAAATCAAATATTGATACATCATCATCAAGTATCTTAAATAATTTCTTGTTAGACTTCTTGTAGCACCATTTACAATTTCCTTGGTAATCTTGCAGTTGCAAATCAAATTCTTGCTCTGACCAGAAATCCATAACATTTAATTTATCGCTTGGGAACAAATCAACAAGTGGGTAAACTTTATTCTGCACGGTCTTGTTTCTTTTAATTCTTCTTGGCTCATCTACTCTGATACCAAGTGCCGTGTAATACTCGCCTTTCTTCCAGCCAATTGATTTGATGTAAGAATGTATTGGATTTTCTTTTAACTCTCTAGTACAGTGTGGATAACCGTTATTAGGTAAACCATATTTAGCAACAACATCTTCAAACGGTTCGCCTTTCCTACTTGCTGATTTGTAATCAACAATTTTATGAGTGCAAGCGACACGACCATCATTCACTACCGCTTCAATCCATACGGTATTAAAACCAAAGTGCTTATCACACTCATTAACAAAATCAAGAGTTGCGTCATTTTCTTGACCTGTGTTAGCAAAACAAATTAACATCTCGTACCTATCTGTGTATTCATCTAACAATCGTTTAGTCATGTACGTTGAGGTTCTTCCGCCACTCATGCAAATTAACAACCTATCCATTATTTGTGTATTGTTAGTTCAGACATGAATTATTCTGTTAAATATATCTTCGTCCTCTAGGTGCTTATAGCAGTGCGGGCATATTGTCTCATCTCTATCAACCTCTTTTTCACACCAAACACATAGCGTCAAGATTATATATTCAACTGGATCTG